TGTTCGCGGCCGGATGGGGGAGGGGGAGTGGCCCCCATCACATAAATTGTGTGGTGTGTGTCTCGTTTATCCTGTTCCCTGTCTTGTTTTGTGGCGTGCGTCTCGTTTTAGGGGATCCCTTACTGTTGTGGGGCCCCCTTTTTGTTCGTCTCGTTTTGTTGCCATGGTTTTTTTTGAACGCCATTGTTGGTGAAGGTTTGCATATTTTTGTATGTTTTTGTAACATTTCTTTTGTTTTTTGCATTGTTTTGTATGTTTATGCATTGTGCGTTGTGTGTTGCCTTTGTACCATGCGTTGCACCATGCATGGTGCATGGTATTGGTATGCATGTCATGCATCACATCATCATCATGTGTTCATCATGATGTTGATCATGTTCATCATTGATCATGATTGATCATCATCATGTTCGTTGTTCATTGATCAATGATCAATCATTGAACAATCGTTTGTTGTTCATTGATCATGATCGTTCGTTGAGTGTGTGAACGTGAACAGTGTGAGAGTGGATGAGTGGATGGTATGGATGGTGTCCATCCTCCTCGGTGTGTGGAATGGCGGTGGTGTGTACTGATGCTGTCCCGCCCAGTGCAGTGGTGTGGCTCGTGCCCTACTCATCCCATTGCAGTGCTGGCGAGTACTGCTGTCATGTCGCGTACTGTTCCTCGCCAGGTGTGGTGTGTGGGTGGTGAGTGTGTGTTTGTGCTGTTCGTGTGGTGGGGTATCCTCTACGTGCTCCCCCCATCACAGTGGTGGTGGGTGGGGCCATCGTAGAAGGGCGGGTGTGTCTGTGGTGGTGGGTGGCATGGTGAGCGAAGGGCGACAGTGTTGCTGACCTCCCCGTCGAACGTTAGCGTCCCCCGTCTGTGTGTCGGTGTCCCCCTTGTCGTTTACCCTGTGGCCCTATTGAATGGCGGGGTGTGGTATGTGCTGTGATGCCCGTGTTCGGATTGGGTTCTCCCCTTCACATTGTTCTTGTCCCTCTTGCATTGTCTCTCCTATCACCTTCTCCCCCCTTGTCCTTTTGTGTTCTCTGTCACAGCATTGTTGGTTTGTGCTGTGTCTTTGTGACAGGGTTGTGTCATTGTGGGATAGTGGTGTTGATTTGTGTTGGTGGAAGGGCGTGTGGTATTTGCTGTCCGCACATCATTGTGTTGTGGTGTGCGTCTCGGCGGTGTGTGTGATGGCAGTGCGTGTCTCGTCTTGTCGCATTGTGTTGTGGGTTATGGAATGGCGGGGTGTGGTCTCGTCGCTTGTCTTCCTCTTCTCTCTCTCTTTCTTTCTCCTCCTCTTCCTCTTTGTGTTGGTGTTCGGGGTAGTGCGCGCGCAGCTCTGCGAGCACGCACGTTATCCCCGAACACCATTGCATCTCACTTGTTGTTTGCTTTGTCTTGTCTTGTCTTGTCTTCTCTGCTCCCCGCCTTTCTTCTGTTGGAATGGCGGTGTGTGATTCACCATGTGTCAGTGTGCCTAGTTGGCATGACTGCGATGGGTAGTCTGTCTCTTTCGTCTTCGTTTTTTTGGTAGTGGCGTGCTCTTCCTTTTCCTCCTCGTCCGTTGCCGCGTCTGCTGTTGCATTTGGCGCAGAGGACTCTTCCGTTGTCCGGATGGTTGGATCCGCCTAGTGATGCTGGGATTATGTGGTCGGCTTCGGCACTGTTGGGTTTGCGTTGTCCGTTGTTGTTGTATTGGAGTTTGACTCCGCATGCTGGGCAGTGTGTGATGCCTAGTTGTTGTGCTCGTGCGAGTACTTGTTTTCTGAATTGTTTGTGTTCCCTGGTGCTTGTTCTGCTCACCGCGTTTCCTCTTCTTCTCGTGTGTTGTTTGTTGTGTGTTGTGTTAGGTGGTGGCGCGTCGCAGCGTCAGCGAGACGAGCGCCTCCACCGTCTGACACTACTCTCTGCTCTCTGCTCTCTGTTCTCTGCTTTCTCTTCCTCGCTTCTCTTCTCGTCTTTCTTTGTTTGTGGAATGGCGGGTGTCGTGTGTGCGCGCGCAGCTCTGCGAGCACGCACGTAACACGACACCCGCCTTGTGTTTGAAGGGTTTGTCTACTGCGTGTGGTGTGTGTTACTTCTACCGCAATGTAGTGTTTGTTGTCCCCACCACACACTGTTCACTGTCAATGCTCACAGCATTCAACGCTGAACACTCTGTGCTCTTAATTACGTTATAACACATGTTACCTAATTAGACAGTGTCTAACACGAATAGACAGTGTCTAATTCTAGTACTCTTTTAAGAGTATAGGTTGGGCCCAACACAGCGGCGAGCTCATCGAAAACACCCGCGGCGCGACGCTCGCTTGCGTCGCTAGGGCTCCTCAGCGGCTGCGCCGCAGATCGTCTTCGACGATTCGTCTAGTCGAGCGTATCATATGTGGAAAACATACAGCTCGAACACGCGCCACACAACACACACAACAGGAACCATTCGTTGCAATCACACCAAAAACACCCCAACACAGCCACCTGCTACAAGGAGGAGGGGTTTGTAGGATATACACAAACATTGTAGTAACACAAAGGTGTCTTTGCTCTAGAAAGCTAGTTGTTAGCAAACAACCTGCATGCGTGGAAAGTGAACGGGGGGTTAACGGAAACTGTGGAGGATCGGCGCCCCTGTGGCTGACGTCACCCACCGCCCTTCCACCACCCTGAGAGACAAGTCACGCACACTGAGGCCCCCAGAGGCGTTCTAAGCGCTTCTGGGGGCCTCGGGAGGGTAGGACGGGCGACTCAGTCGGTCAGCTCGGCCTCGACACGGTCGATCAGCCGCCGCAGCGCGACGTCGATCCGGGCCGCCGTCTCCTCATCCTCGAAGATCCCGATGTCGTTCGTGACCTCGGTGACGATGTCGCGAGCCAGCCGGAGAGCATCGTGAACGGACAGGTCGGCGGTGAGGCGGCGCAGCAGCGCACGCGCGTACTGATAGGCAGTCTCCTCGTAGCCATCGATGTAGCGGAGCATGAGCGCCGTCATGGTTTCGGGCTCGAGGACGGGTGAGATGTATGGAGTCGGTGAAGTATCCATGCCCGTAGGATAGCGCGGATGGGGCGCAGCGCAAGTTCGTGCCCCCGCGACCCCCGCCCTTCATCTACCTGAGACGCGGGTCACACACGCCGGGAGTTGACGGCACCCACCGCCGTCCTACTACAATGGACACACCGCGCCGACGAGGGTCGGCACACGAAGAGAGGGCAGGACACAAATGGGCAACACGCTAGACGAGAAAATGCTCATCCGACGCATAATCGTTCACAGGACTACAAAGCTGTTGAACGGGCAAGGCTCACACCTCACGATTTTGATCGAACACATGGATGACACGGATTACGAGGTGAGCGTCAACGATAGAAAAGAGACACCCGAACATCTGACGGCACTGCTCGCCGCTGTCGGGCGCGGTGCTGACATGATGATCCGCGCCCTCGACATTCTCCGCACCGTCGGATATATGGACGCGCGCCCCCTCGCACTATTGGGCAGGGAGATCATTTTTGGCTTGGACCGTGTCACGCTTGAGCTTGAAATTATGGAGAACAGTGACGGTGAGATTAACAGCGGCATTAGTGTTGCCGGCGTGAATCAGGGGAATATTGAGGAGATTGGGGGCGTACTGGAGGAGCATGGTATTGACGTTGTGTGAGACTGTGTGACAGGTGCCGGCAACATATCAACTCACCCGACCTGAAAGGTTACATTGAAAATGGCTCTCCGCTACCGCGTCCCGCTTCCCGGCCCGTTCTACTACTCGGGCCGCGTGGGCCCCAAGCACTGGCTTCCTCGTAGTAGTAACGCTGGTACTTGTCCCATGGGTTTCGTGGTGAAATGGTTCATTGTCTATCCGGGTGTCGCCTTCTTCGGTGTGGGCTTCGTCATTTTGCTTGCTCCGTTCTATGGGTTGTTCTGGGCGGTTCGTCGTTCGCTGCGGAGGCGTCAGAGGTGTCAGCCGGTCGCTCAGTGTTTCCCTGTTCAGCGGCCTCTGCCGCAGCGGCCGGTTCAGCCTGTCCCCTATGGTTTCATCCCGGCCCAGCGGGAGCGCGTGGCCGTCAGGTGCGGACCGTTTGGCTCGGATCGGTACGTGCGAGCTGGGGCACTCGTCCCTCGTTTCTTCCGTAGGACCGGCATCGTGTCCTCCGTTTCGTGATCGCACGGGGCGGAGGACACGATCATATGCGGCCCACCACCCGATGTTCTGGTGGTGGGCTGACGTGTCGGGAACCAACATCCCAGATTGTGGTGGACATCTCACCTTGGTTGGGTGGACAGGCGAGCATCGGCGCCCTAGAGTTAAGGCCATCGGGAGCAAGACAGCGGCCCGCCAGGGTGAAGCAAGGCGCCCAGCAACACAACCAAGACCATCACGGAGAAAGAGGAGACACCATGAACATGAGGCACGCGGCACCGAAGCGCACCAACGTCGCCACCCGCCGCCCTTTGAAGCGGAATAGCGAAATCATCCTCGCCGCCGTCATTTACCTGACCGCATCGTGCTTCGCTGTGATCGGGGCGCTCGGTTTCGTGGCGGCTATCTGGGTCCTGTGGGGGACGCTGGGGGTACGGTAACCCCCGTAATTCATGACAACACAAACACTAGATGAAGAAGAAGAGGCACAAAGTGTTGTATGACGCGCATTTCACCGTCGACGTCACGAATTGGTCACAGGGTATTTGGTTGGACGGCACAACGCAGATAATGGATATGGAGGATATTCTTCTGTCCGATCGTCTTGTGCCCGTCTTTCTTCGGGAGTTTCCGGACGACCGCCGTTCCGCTAACGAGGCGTTGGCTTCCATGGTGAACGTGGCGAAGATTTATGACCGCATTCTCACCCTGGCCGAGGAGCACGGTCTTAATGTTGACGAGGGTGAGTTTTCGACTCTGACAGTGTCGTCCGGCGGGGCGACGATTGGCGCCATGATGGTTGGTATGGGTCGAAATGGTGCCGAGTTGGACGTTGACCCGTTCGCGGGGGAGGACGTGTCGAAGCGTCCCATCTGGGACCACTTTGTGGATGACCTCACCCATGACCCTGTTATTGAGCATTCTCGCACTCCCGTTGAGGCTGCTGCCCGGTGGAGGCCGGCGAAGCCGCTCACACATTCAACGCGATTCCACGTTTACACGGCGCCGATGGGTGAAATGATGTTCGTTTCCGGTGAGGTCGCGTTGACCGTGGACAATGTTGAGACTCTTAGCTGGGAGACCAATGTTGGTATGGTCCGTAGTGAGAACATTGCGGGTAAGGTACAGGAAATGTTCGATCGTCTTGTTGTGGGCGCCTCGGTCATGGATAGTCTTACTTCGGCGGCGAACGCTTGTGGTATCACTCTTGCAATGATGGGTGATTTTTTGATTGTCGCCTATTTCAATGGTGAGATTATTGGGCAGATTGCTGTGGGCGCGGGTAGGAGTGGTGTCGACCTTGCCCCTAGCTGTCCGCATTCTCCTGACCGGTCGGACGCCGCGGAGGAGGCGTGGGGTGAGTTCTGTGCTCGAATCCGGGAGATTCCTGACAGTAGGACCGTCTGACCCACCGCAATTCCGAGGAACGGGAGGAGAGAACAATGCCATGGTTTGAATATGATGGCCCCCACAATGAAGGGGTGACCGACCGGGATACTGAAATGGCATTCATTCGGGAGAATATGCCGCCCGCCACTTCCTGCCATTACGATGATGCTGGTTTTACCGTCATGATCTGGGACACTAAGGCTGGCGTTATTGAAACGTACGTGCTCGATGATGGTAGGCCGACGATGTGGTATTTCAGTGCGAAGACGGCGTCGGCGGATGCTTGGTGGCGGAAAACTCTCACTGTCGGCGAGAACACGGCCGTTGCGGCTAGGTGGATTCACAAACGCGTCAAGCATCACGAGAGGAAAGAGGAAAGTGGTCGCTTGGTGAATGATTTCATTCTTTGTTTGGAGGAAATGCGGGGCAGCGACGAGGGTTCGACGGAATGGGGGTGTGCCCGGTCTGATGCCAGGGATAGGTTGACCGATCTGTGTGATTTGGTGGGTGTGCCGGCGGAACAGGTGGTCTGCTTCGACATTTAACCCCCACGCCCTTCAATAGTAAATAGTAGCGTTCATCACATTATTAGGGAAGAGAGGAAATATACTATGGGTACAGTTTTCGGAGCGGTTGTCGCCCAGGCGGTTCGTGAGTGGAATAATGACGGGTGCCGCCGCGAGTTCAACGTGCATGCGCCCGCCCGCAAGGTTTACGACGGCGGCATCATCACTATCGGCAGCACCTGCCGTATTGTGGTCGCCGGTAACACTGTGAGGGCAAGGTCTGTTAAGCGGAAGAGCACCGCGATTCCCCTGGAGGATGTTGGTGAGTTTGTTCGTCGCGCTTTGATTGTCGCGGCGAACCGCAGTAAGGCGGCCGGCAATGAGTGACTCTGCTGTTGATAGGGCGACGTTCGCTTTTCTTGCTAGCTGCGTCGGCGATTTCGTTAGATGGCCACAGTGCAAGTCTGTTAACTTGTGGGCCGACAATATCGACGGCCGTCTTTCCAAGGTTCATTTCGAAGTAAGAGCTACGAATCCTGACGATAGGACCACCTTCAAGATTATTGTGAAGAATGACGGCGAGTGGCGGGTTCGTGTTGTGCAGGTGTCGAATCATGTTCTTCGGGATGAGCGCGACGCCGATAGGGGCGGTATTGTCGACGTCGTGAATTATTTTGCGTCGTTGGCCGGCATGGTGGAAGGGGAAGAGTGATGATTGACGACGGTCTGCGCCCCATCGTGACCGAATTCATTGCGGAGATGCTTAATGATCCGCGCTGTGAGTCCATCCTATTGGACGTCGGCGAGGACGCCATGGTGGACAGTGATCTGCCTGTCCTCTACCTAGATGTTACCGGAAAGCATCACGACTACATTCTCTCTATTGTGGGAGATGAGTATTCGGGGAGTATCCGATATGCCACAGGCAAAACACAGACGATAGTAGAGAAGGGAAGAGGGGCGTGGAGGCTTCAGGAGCTGCTCGACGATTTCAGGACAAGACTACGAGAGGAGAGTTGATCAAAATGTTCGATTGGGAATTCCTGAAGTATGTCACTGAGACGTGCAAGAATTATGCGCAGGCCAAGGGCGGGCCCAATCCGCTTGGCCTGGAGGCGAGCGCCTGGAACAATAGCATCCATATTGTTGTCGCATCGTTGAGGCATCGGTTTGTTTTTGAGGCGGATACTGTGCGCGGTTACAAGGCGACAATTTTCGAACACTCGAACAACTATTGGGGCCCCATGTTCGACGTCGGCTATACTTTTGAAGGTGACGAGATTCTTGATGCTTTCAATAGTTTTCTTGTCCATGTGGGTGTGGAATGCAATTGAGTGTTGAGAAGATTGCGGATTACGAGTTCCAGTCCCCGACGGGGCAAGTGCACTGCGATTGGTTCGCTGATAGGGTTATTGATTATTTGCAGTCTAAGTCGTCGGAGACGCCGCCTCGTTTCCTGTGGACGACTTTTCTGACGATGGTGTCTGCCCCGTTGTCTGCGAGGACTCATTTGTCTGCGAGCGCCCAGGGGATGGTGCCGTTGACTCTGTATTCGCACTGTCTTGGGGCGTCCACCTTGTCGAGGAAGACGACGGCGCAGTCTTTGGTGCGTAGTTTTTTTGACGACTGTGTGGGCGCGTTTCATTGGGATTCGTCTCAATTGTTGGCGTCCGTGCAGGAGATCGATGTTGCGCTTCGTGCTTCGTATCGTCGTCTGGAGTCTTTGGAGAGGAGGAGTGGGCGTATCGATATTGACGAGTACCGGACAGAACGGGACGATATCAATAATCGCATCACCGAGTTCGAAGCTGATCGTAAAGATTTGTTGAACAGTATTGGCAATAGCCCGTGTGAGCGCTCTTTGATGGCGAATGTTTTGTTCGGGTCTAACGTAACGGCCGAAGGTTTAAATCTTCGGATGGCGCAGCGTCCTGGGGGGGCGTCTATCATGTTTGTAGACGAACTACAGAACATGTATTCTGCGTCTCAGGGGGAGGGTTATCGTAGTGGGCTCATTGGTTTTCTGACCGACGTCTACTCGGGTAGGACTGTCGAGTCTGTGCGTGTCGGTGACGACGGTGTCAGGCGTGCGGACAGTGAGAGAGTTCCTCATTCTCTCGCTTTCTGCGGCACCGGTATCCTCGGTGACGTGGTCGATAGTATGTCTCAGTCTTTGTTCGAGACAGGGTGGGGTCCGCGCATTCTTTTTGCCTTGGATGAGGAGGATCGTCGGTCTGACCCCTCGTCTTTCGGATGGGTCACCGATATGTCCCGGAACGCGCGTGGCGTGGATGGTTTTGTTGAGTACGCTTCCGAACGTATTTCGACAATGCTGGGTATGATGCAGCGTGAATTCCGCGGTACTGTCAGTTGTGCCACCGAGTTTTGGCCCGTCAATACGCCGGCGACCATGACGGTCACTGAGGCGGCCCGGAATTTGTGGGTGGAAACAATGCGATCCTGGGCCGGGGAGGCGGCCCGCGAGTCGCCTTTCCGGCGTGCGGTACGGGCGGTCATTGACCGTATGGGGAGCCATATTATGCGCGTTGCCGCTATTCTGTCTCTTTTTGAGCAGCAGATGAGCGTGTCGTCGTCCGCGGTGAGGAAGGCTTTCAGTTTGGCTGCCGATTTTTGGTTGCCTGACGCGTTGAAAATGGTCGACTATGTTTTTGTTCCGGATTTGACGCGTATGGTGGATGATTTCAGTAGTAATCCGCCGACTGAGACGCGCCTTTATCAGGTTTTGGAGGCGAAGAACCTGTCCCCGAGGAGTGTGGAGGAGTATCGGCAGTATATTCTTCGTCGGGGCGTGAAATTCCGCGCCGAAGGTGCCATTGTGGATAATGATCTCGTGGAGGCGATTCTGCGGGATCAGATAGCGGAACCATCGTACAGTGAGTGATGTTTTCGGGGCGCGTTTCCCTGTGATGGTAGCGGGCAATGTCCGCTCCATCACAGGGTGGCGTGCCACTAACGTAAACCTCGGGGATTTTGCTGCTCTTTGTGAGGCGCCCTCGAAATGCGAGAAAAATGATGCCCCCGCTTTCTTTGCTGGCATTCTTTCTGGTGGCAGGCGGCAGAAAAGAAATTTCGTGTCTCGGTCCGCTATTGTTTTGGATGCGGATCATGGGTTGCGAAAAGATTTTGTCGGGGACCGCATGCGGGCAGCGAATCTTGCCGGTATTGTATGGGAGACGGCATCGTCGTCTTTCCCGTCCCCGCGTTTCCGTGTCGTCCTGCCGTGCACTCGCAGCATGACCGCGGGAGAAAGCGAGGCGATCGCCCGGACGTGCTTCAGTGTGCTGGGGCCGGTGTCTCAGTGGGATGGGTCGTGTGCTGAGGCGTCCCGTGCTTTTTTTCTGCCGTCGCATCGTCTTGGTTTGAGGGTGCGTAATTGGCTCATTGACGGCGCCCGTTTGAATGTTGATAAATGGCTGGAGAATATCGGGTACGAGGAGAAAGATGATGGTGATGTTTCTTTGTCTTCTGTGCCCGATGGTGGCTATGGTGGTGTGATTGGAGAATTCAATTCAAAATATGGGTTTAATGATCTCATCGGTTTGTTCGGTTGGCCTTATGAGCCTGTGGGGCGACGATGGCGGTATACGCGTGGCGGTGACACGGCACCGGGGGTGACGATGCTGGATAGCGGTCTGGTCTTCTCGCATCATGCGGATGATCCGCTCGCGGACGGGAGGGCGCACACGGTGTTCGATTGCATGAGGGTGCTGGAGTGTGGCGGTGACGTGGGTGCGGCCGTGGGTGAGGCGCTGTCTCTCCTCCAACTGGAGATGTGAGCGGCGTTACGTCCCACGAGGTTGACCGCGGGGAGTGCGGTCTGCCTATACTAGAGCCGTCACCGAGGAACGGTGACACTGACGCAGAGAGAAGAGGAAATCATGGACATCATCGCTCGTCGCAGCACCAGGAACGACGTCATTATGTTCGACATTATTCCCACGCTCGACCAGATGGACGACTATGACGTTGCCGCAATCGCCGACGACGTGATCGGACAGTACTTCTCCGCCACGGGAACACCCTACTATGTGGTGGACGTTGACGAGGACGCCTACTGGGCGGCCGTGGAACGTCACGCCATCGCCCACTGATCCGACAGAATGAGCCCCGTCCCATCGCTCGGTGGGGCGGGGCTTGCTACATAGAAAAGAGGAAAAAACAAGTGACGATACTAGTGTTTATGCTCACAGTTTGTCTGCTAGTGATTGTTTGGACGAATTTCAATGATTAATATTCAACCCACGGCGGCGCAGGAAAGAGAAATCAACCGCGCCACCCACGCGATTCGAGATGGCGGTGGTGCTTTGCTGGCGTGGGAGCCGGGCTGCGGCAAAACATACGGGGCCATCTGGGTCACACGGAAACTTGACGCCGATAGGCGGGTCATTGTTGTGTGTCCGAAGCGCGTTATTCCGTCATGGCGGGCCAGTATCAAGACCATCACCGGTCGGGAAGCGAGAGTGCTGTCACGCTCCACTAAGTCTGGGCGCGCCAACATTGAGGACATGTTGAACGGTGCAGATGGTTGGTGGGTTATTAATTTCGAGCTATTGGTTTCCCTGGGGAAGGCGGCTGCCTCCGGTAGATGGCCGTCCGTTTCTTTCTCAAAGAAATCGTTCAATATGGTGATCGTGGACGAGGTCCACCGTATCGCGAATCACCGTACCCAGTCTTTCCGGGCCGTAAAAGCATTAAAGTCAACGTATCGTCTCGGCCTATCGGGCACGCCTGCCGGCAATAAGCCCGTCAACATTTACGGTGTTCTCAAATTCCTAAACCCGAACAGTGTCGACCGTAGTTTCTACCGGTTTGCGGATGAGTTTTTTGTCTCCCAGTTCAATCCGTTTGCGGCGTCGCCGTACGCCAGGATCTATGGTGGAGAGAGGGAGCCGGGTGCTCTCCGCGATTCTGTGGGAGACAATTGGTCTGCGATGCGGGGGAGTGAAGTTTTCGGTGATCTTCCCCCCGTGAATGTTCAACGCGTCACCTGTGGGATGAAACGCGAACAGAAGAGAATGTATCGGGAGTTCGTGGACCATCGTTTGGCGATTATGGATGGTGGGGCTAGCGTGGCTTCGTCCGCCGCCGTTCTTGACGGGAGACTCAGACAGATCACTCTCGGACCGTTGAAAATCGTGGACGATAGTGTGGAGTTCGAGGAGCGAGGATCCTCGAAGATCGACGCCGCCCTTGATATTCTGTCTGATCTGCCGTCGGACGAGAAAGTTATTCTGTGGTGCCACTCACGTAAGTTTATGACGCCGTTGCGGAGACGACTAGCCGATGCTGGCTATCAGAGTGTTGAGTTGTCTAGTGATTATCGGGATGAATGGCGGCGGTTTTTGGAGCCCGACGGGCCGCGGATTCTTTGCGCCGTCATTGCGGCCGCCGCTGAAGGGATTGACGGTCTGCAGAATGTTTGCAACAGCGAGATTTGGTTGAGTGAGGATAATAGTGTGATTTTGAATTTGCAGGCGTCTGCTCGTTTGAATCGTAAGGGGCAAACAAAACGTGTGAATCGTTTTCTTTTGCAGTGTGAGGATACTGTTGATGTGACGGCCGTGGAGCCGAGGTTGGCGGCGGGGTATGAGCGTCTGCGCGAGAGCAGCCTCATATGAAATGTGATAGACGCCACGCTTGTGTGGGTTGCGTACACCACCACCACGCACATACAGTAGATGCCATGAAGACAGAAACACACAGCACCGCGGTTCGTATCGTACGACGCCGCATGACTGGCACTATCGGAAACATTCTCATATCCGACGACAGTGAACTAGTTGGCAGGAATTTCCTGATCGTTGACCCGGTCGACGTAGGACACTCAGACGTCAATGTCATCCATGTCACGGCGGACAACATTAACATTGTGCGCAGCATGGCCACCAATGCCGACCTCGACATCTATGAGCTCATTGTAACGGAGGAATGAGAAACATTATGCGCATCACACAAGGGACCACGATTGACGAGATCGCCGACCGCACTATCATCCTGAAATGGCCCACACAATTCGGCATCAAAACAATGCAACTGCACGTACCCGTCATTCGATCGGAGAACATTTGGCGGATCAAGTGCTACGCAGCCATCATTTCCGCGGCACTAGAAGAACGGGCCGGCCTCACCGCAACCATCATTGAATAACACACACCATCATTCAACATTCAGGAAGAGAAAGCAAAACACGTAAATGGGCGTCTACCTAGTATGGGAATCGTCACAGAAGGGCGACTACCAGGTCTACTCGAATCTTGGACAAGCCGCCATGCGGGCAGAAGAGCTCGGTGACACTGTCTATGAAATCATGCCGGCCGGCGACGCAAGACTCTTCTTCATTGAAGATATTGCGAACGGAGACATTGAGGTGCACCGTGACGTCAGGCTCGCCGCTATCGCCGCAATTCAGGAAGGGGAGAAATTTGAATTTGAGCCCGGCCGCCATGCTCGCGGTCAGTAATGTTTTCGCCCCAACCGAGCGCGACAAACAAACCGCTATTGGTGTAAGTGAGATCGGGGACGATTGCGAGCGGTGCATCGCCGACAAACTACTCGGAATCTCGCATGATACAGAGGATGCGGGCACGCCGTTGGCGCCGTTTCTCGGCACCGCGTTTCACGCTTACGCAGAATCTCGCACAAAGAATGAACCGAATGTTCTAGTGGAGCGGAGAGTAGAGGTATGCGATCTTGAAGACTATGGGCGTATTTCTGGGAGTGTGGATCGTTTCGATATTGCGGCGGCGACAGTCCTAGACTGGAAACTGCTCTCGCGGAAAAAGATTTCCGCGTTCAGGAAGAGTATCAAGTGGGAAGATGGAATGCCGAGGTTCGCTAATACGGCGACAGGGAGTCAATTTCGTAAATACTACATTCAAATCATGCTCTACGGGTACGGTCTCACGCAGCTCGGACACGAGGTAGCCCACTGTTCTATTGTCGCTCTCCCAAGGGACTGCGGCGTAGAAGTCGTACCGGACAGTATTAACGAGTTTTCTTTCCCGTGGAGGCAAGACGTTGCGCTCGCGGCCATAGAGAGACTCCAAAACATTTGGGAGAGAGCAAGGTCACACGGAGATGGTGTTGACAGTCTCCAGTCATCTCCTCTATGTTGGTACTGCTCGCATGAGCGCCACACAGAAGCATTCAAAAACTACAACATTAACGGTTAGGAGGTGAAACATAACATGACTTTCGAAGATACTCTTGCCCGTCTCGGAATGACGGTCGTGAACCCGGAGCAGAATAATCATTTCAACATGCTCATTCATGGCGTGAGTGGCGTCGGCAAAACGTCGCTCGCAGCCACAGCATCACAGGTAGACGACATGTCGCCCGTCCTGTACGTTGATTTCGAATCCGGCACACTTCCGGTACGGGATTGGGGGAACCCCGCAAACATCACTGTCGTGCATTGCGACAAGTGGGTTGATTGCGCCAATCTTTGCGACAATATTGCACGCAATCTTGCAGAATTCCCCTACAGGACAGTAGTGTTCGACACGCTGGACAAGTGCCAGGAGCTCATCCTGGCCCACTATGAGACCGTGTCGAATGATACGTGGGCGAAATGGCGGGCAGTATACGATTCCCTACTGAAGGCGATTGGCGTGTTCCTGAACGCCCCCGACATTTCATTCATTGCTATCACGCATTCCGCGCGTGAGAGCAGTGAGGTCACTGGGGAGGTTTTCATTGCTCCGTCTTTTGAGGGGCAGAAGTCTGGGCAGCGCATTCCCGCATTGTTCAATTTCGTGGGCTACATGGAATGGGCGAACGTGGACAATGGGGACGGGGAAGAAATCGCCGTGCCAGTACTGTACACTCGCAAACCGAACGTTGTGACAAAACAACAATCGCGCGGGTTCCCGCCAGCAATGGGGAATCCGAGCATGACCAAGATCCACAATTACATCACTAGCCACTGAACAAAACATCAGGAAGAGAAAAAAGTATTATGGCTAAGATCACTGTTACCGCTGACCGTGGTGTCTCCGCTGAGACTCTCGCTATCGCCGCCGACGCAGTCAGGGAAGCACTCCGCGATAACCCCACCAAGGGCGAGAACTGACCCCCCCGCAATTCTTTTCATCCCCCGATTCACAGGAGCGCAATAATTATGGCAACTGGCTTCAACTTCGGCACCGACCTCTCCTCACTGGAGGTTGCCACGGGCGGCGGCAATTTCGAGCCGCCCAAGCCCGGAAAGCACTCAGCATTCATCACCAAGGCAGAAATGACCACGTCCAAGAGCGGCAGGCCGATGCTTGTCACCGATTGGATGATTGACGGCGACGACGAGGATGCTGGAAAGGCGCTCACCGACCGCACCGTTTTCACTATCAACAAGAATGGGAAGACTTTCATCCATTTCAACATTCCGAAGTATTTCAGTGCCGCCGGCCTCTGGCCGGCCGACGCCAGGGAGAGAGCCGATCTTCTCTCACCGCAGAAGATTGATGCGACCGTGAAGCGTGTGTGCGAGAATCTGGGGGGCGCTCACGCAACATTGGTCACCCGAATGAGCAAGCCCAGGCCTCGCCTTGACGATTACGGTCGCCCCGCATACGAGCAGGACGAGAATGGAATCACAATCCTCGGCGAGGATGGCGCCCCGAAGCCTGCCTTCTGGCCTCCAAGGGGCGAGATTTCTTCCATTGATTTCATGGCCAAAAAGAATACTGAGACCTCATGGTCGGTAGTCTTCTGACATACACGGTCGCATGATTTGAATAGCGGGGGCCACGCGATTGTTGCCCCCGCTATTCAACCAAGAAGAGAGATGAACACACAAATGACGCAACCATCATATGAACAATACAGGATAGTCGCCAACAGACTCACCCAGCTCAGCTACCGCACCAATAGCGAGAACTTCCAATTCCCCTCGATTGACGCCGCCATTGAATGGTGTTTCACGTATCTGGAAATCCCCGAGGACAACAGGTGGCGATTCACGCGCCCCGACATTACTAAACCGATCGCCCCATGCAATCTTGACATAGTGCTGAATCGTCTACCGGACATGCCATACTCTCACCAGTACTGCAAGGCGAACGACACGCTTATGCCGTATCGCTCCTACAACGACATTCGTCTTAAGATTTGGAAGTGGCGGGGGCAAAACGGTGTAGATAATTTCGAGTTCGATGGCATGACGTCGGCTATCGAATGGTGCTACAACGAATTCAATCCATCGGTTGTGTTCGATTGGGAATTCGCCACAGAGAACGGCGTGTTTCGCCCCGGCGAAATTTCAATAGTGCGCGGCGAGAACAAAGATGAAACTCGTGATCGTCTTATTCTTCACCCCACCAAAACCTATAAGACGATGACTGGCGTGCAGCCGGAAATGGTGGGGCAGCGCTTCCACCAATGGGAAGTAGTGTCCCCTGAATGGAAGATTGTGAGAGATGGTCATAAGCATTTTCACATGCGTTGCGTGAATTGCGGGGAAAACAAATGGCTTCGCGTTTCGCACTTCAGCGGAGGTAGGACCGTGGTCTGCCCGTGCACTAGCCCGTCAATCCGCATGTACAGAGAAGTGCCGGAATGGCTCATCCCGAAACTCATGCGACGCATTTACGACATGAAAAGGTATGTGCCGAAAGAGGACTTTCGTTTTGATTCTACGCAGGATTGCGCAATATGGTGCTACAAGCATTTGCCGTTCCCGAGCGACCCGGGTACGCCGTGGGCTTTGAAAAAGGATCGCGGGAAGCCCGTGATGCCGGGCACATTGTGGCTTGAAGTAGACGGCGTGCGCACGGACACTACAAAAAGTATCGCTAACGTGAACAAGTCGCGGCGAAGCCTGCGAAAGTGAAATAAGGGGGGAAAGATATGATGCAACGGGTGATGGCCGTTGATCCCGGTAAATCAACAGGAATCGTCGTCGGAGACTTCCATGACGACCGCGAATTCTCAATCATTCACGTCCAACAGCTCAAGCACGAACATTGGATGAGCAACGTCTACGACATTCTCACCACATACAACGAGTACGCCCCCGATGTTACCGTGTGTGAACAGTTCGATCTTAGGCCGGGCAACAATTTTCTCGCAGACCTCACCCCAGTAAAAATCAACTCAGTGCTGGAATGGGAGCTCGGGGATATCATATGGCAGACTCCCGCAATGGCAAAAACTACCATGCCCGATAATGTTCTGAAAATTCTTGGTTTTTGGCCCACTGGGTCTACTGTGGGTCAGCCCGATGCGGACGACGCGCGTGATGCAGGGCGTCATCTTTTCCTGTGGGCGGTCACTAAACGTCAGGATGAGGACGTGATTGCCAGCATCATTGGAAGCGACACGGAACGGAGATGAATGTTTCACGTGAAACACGGGGCATGTTTCACGTAAAACATTACTACCCCCTACCG